GAAACCCAGACAGCCGCCGCGGTTGGATTGCTCCCGGCCAATGTTGAACCGGTTACACCGTCTTCACCGTTCGCAGGTCTAAAAGAGACAGCCCGCCGGGCTTTTTACTGGACGTCATTTAACCCCGAGGGCAGAGGCGACCGGACAATCGCGGAACATGAGCGGTTACTTGCTGCAGATCTTGCCCAGGTACCGGACAACTACAAAGCCAAATACACCGAAAAATTTATAGCTCATTTCTCCGGCTGGCTGCATTCTCACAGCCGTTGCGCCTCATCCGCTGTTACCGGCGGCTCTGGGTTCAATGTCCGCAGGGCGGAGAAAGCCAATAACGCCGAAAATAACAAATATGAGGCGTTCACAGCGTGGCGGGAGCGGATACTTGCCAAACTGGCCCGGTCAGAGCGTAAAAGAGAATTAGCAGGGAACGGAGGCGAGTTAGGCGAAGCCGTTCGCAACCTCGAGAGCCGGAAAGCCTCACATGAGCGGATGAAAGCCATAAACGCAACTATCAGGAAACACCATAAAAACGAGGCCGACTGTGTAGCCGCTCTGGCATTGCTGAAAGTAAGCGAGAGCGACGCTCTTAGCCTTTTGCACCCGAAATACAGCTACCAGGGGCAAGGAGTACCGCAATACATGTTATCTAACAATCTGGCACAGATCAAGAGGTTAGAGGACCGCGTTAAGCAGTTGCAAGCCAAAGAGACCGTAAAAGAACAAATTCAGAGCGGCGAAGCTGAGACACCAATAAAAGAGATCAACGGCGCAAAGATCGTTAAGGACTTCACGGATGACCGCCTAAAGATTGAGTTCCCCGGCAAGCCCGCGCCCGAGGTTATAAAGGCTTTGAAGTCTCACGGGTTCCGCTGGTCTCCATTCCTCAAAGCCTGGTGCAGGAAATTAACAGCGGCGGCGGCTTATGATGCCGAGCGCGTATGTAAAGCGATCGCAGCTTAGAACCTGTAAACCCTATCACATTTTTAACATTTTTCAACCCGCCACCACATGAATTTTCAACTATTTTGGAAAGGACACCGCCAGCCAACCGGAGGAATAACATTTGAAGCCGTCAAAAAATATTTTGATAACGCTATATCAACCGGCGCAAAAAGAACAGATTTTGTACTAAAAAACCAGTACGGAGTACTAAGTCCGGACACCTTTAATTTATCCACATGGCCAGAGAAGGACAACCTAAAATATTATACAACTACTTTTTTAACCAATTAAAATACATAACCAATGAGAACAACCACGCTTAAAGAAAATCACGAGAAAGCGAGTAACGCGCTCGAATTACTGCAAAAAGCAGACCTACGGAAACGAGAGCAGATTACAACACTCCGAAAAATAGAAAATAATATGTACAAGGATTGGAACCGGTACAGATATGCTTTGAAACAAGCCCGTAAATACGCCCGCTGTGAGAGGTGGTTACGTGATTATTACCGGAGGAAACTCGAAAAAATAAATACACTTGCTATTTATAACAAATAATATGTTTCATTTTTCAATCTAATTTTCTACGAAAATCATCTTTCAAAATTTCACTCAAGACAAAAAATAACATGAAAAAACAGAAAGTAAAAAAACGAAAGCAAGGTTCAGGCGGTGCGCGTCCCGGTGCAGGGCGAAAACCGTTAGAAAATGCTAAAAACGTTTCAAAATCATTGACGAAATCCGAGGCGGAACTCATTGAAAAACTAAGGATTACAAATTATGTAAACAAATATCTTTAAAATTGTTTGTTTTATCAAAAAGTATAGTACTTTTGCTAAACAATTTAACAATCAAAAACAAAAAATCATTCTTTCACACCACAGGGGTAAAACTTTCTTAACAAACTTCAATAACCATGATAAACAACCGAAAGCAGACCATTGCCGAAAGGCTAAAAGCAATTGCGCCTCATTGGTCACAGGCACAGCGCACAGGATGGGCATACCGAAACGAGGTATCTCTTGCCACCGTTAACCGCTACCTGGCGGGAAACATCGGTAGCATCCCGTTAGCCGAGGCCATTCTATCCGAGGCCGAGAAATACGCGCCTGGCAAGCAAATAGCCAAAACAAGCTAAAAAGAATTCCAAAATCAATTTCCAAAATTCCAAAATCAATTTCCAAAATGTACAAGGGAAAGTATTCGTTCAGCCAAAAGACGCAGAAAGCGATTAATGAGGGCGGTCAATCCATCAGCCTCCGTTCTGCCATAGAAACCGAAATACGCATGATTAGCCGCCGCATGGATGCCAACCTCATTCCGGCAGACCTGCGCCCCGGTTACCAGCTTAAACTTGATCATTTGAATGAAAAATTAAAAAATCTTGAACCATGATTTCATTCAAGATACTGGCGGTATTATCCATCGCAATGGTAGCCACCACAATCGGACTTAAAGTATTAGAAATCATTTTCCACAACAATAAAACAACCAAAAATTATGAACGAAAAAATCACACTATTTAACAGCGTACTGGATGCACGTATAGCCACAACGCTGGCACTTGCCGAAGAAATGGAAATCAAGCGCGACCACCACGACACCGATTCGCTGATGTTCGGCATATATGACGGATTTGCTTGGGAATGCCGCCACGCCGCCAAAGAATTCCGGTCAATCAAAACCATGTTCAACGACATTTTTAAACCGGTTCCTGATGTGGATATTATGCCAATCGAAGCATTGCGCATTGATGATGCACGTTATGAGATGCAGCAGGAACGAGCATTTGAAAAGTATTTACGTGACGATGCACGGGCTGATTTTGATAATGAATAACCAAACTAACAAATCATGGCAAACGAAATAGCTAAATGGCAACCGCCGACATTGGCAGAATTGACCACCGATATCGAAAAAGCAGCCCAAAATGATGTACTGAACATCGCGCTCAACCTTGAACCGCCGCCATCTTGGGTGAAGGAAAACGAATTTGTCAAGGTCAAAGTAAATGGCAAATCAGAACTGCTTAAATATATCCCCATCGACAAACAACGCCTTATAGCAAAGCGGATATTCGGAATAGTAAAGGTAGAAATATTGCGCGAAGCGGTAATGTTTCATTCGATATGCGTAACGGTAAGATTGCATTATACGCACCCGTTGACCGGGCAAGAACTATTTATGGATGGCATTGGTGCGGTAGCTGTTCAAACTGATAGTGGGTCAAGCGCATCGGATTTAAGCAAAATAAAAAACGATTCAGTCATGAAAGCCGCACCCGCTGCTGCAACATACGCAGAAAAAAACGCTTACGATAAAATAGGTCGCGTTTTCGGTGGTGAAATTCAAAAAGACGCTATACAGTATAACGCCGATATGTCAAGTTTTGCGAAAGAGTTTTACGGGGAGAAGCCAACGGACGAGGATTGGAAGGATTTGTCCGAATTGCTTAACCTGAAAACAGACAGCCTATCGCCCACAGAGTTAACAGACGCACAACGGATTATCAGCAAAAAAGAATCTAACAGTTTCAAAAAATTGCAAACACTTTTTAAAAACAAATAACCATTAGCAAAATTCAGAAAATCCAAATTTAGAACTTCAAAGCTATTGACCTGTTTACCGCAGATTTCATCGCCAGGACAGCAATAGTAACCGCAGGAGAAATTGAATACAGATTAATCGAAAATTAATTTTAAAAGCCGTCCGAATAACTGATATTCGGACGGCACAAAATAAAACTAATGCCAATAAATAACTTAGAAATTCGCATAGGCAACTTCACATCGTCAGGCATTGCCGACCTTATGACACTTGCAAAAAATGGTAAAGACTTTGGCGCACCTGCATTGTCCTACATTTACGATTGCAACATGGAACGCCGATTTGGCTTGCCAATATCGGGCGAAACAGATGCAGTACCAACAGAATGGGGTAACGCCTTAGAGCCTTTCGTTCATGAACTACTTCCTACCTCATACGAATATACATCGCAGATCACCGCAATACACCCTAAATTCGATTATTGGGCAGGTAGTGCGGATGGATTCAACAACAACGGAGAAAGGGCTGTATTTGACACTAAATGCCCCTTTACCAGAGCTTCGTTTCATGGGCTTGTTATGCCTTTGGTTTGCGGGCTGACGGGTATTGATGCCATGAACGCGATACGGTTCGGATTCGAGTACGAAACATGCAAGTTCAATAAACATAAACAGGGGGAACAATATTATTGGCAGTTGGTAAGTAATTCCGTTATCAACAATTGCGACTATGCTGAACTGATTGTGTTTATGCCATATCGCTCCGAACTACTCACAATCATGCCGATAATAACCGAGATCCCCAAATTGCGGTATATCGGCGATAGAGTGCCATTTATTGAGGATGGCGGTATGTTTAAGAACCTGAATATTATCAGATTCCGCGTTCCTGATGCCGACAAACAATTACTAACGGAAACGGTTGAATCCGCCGCCCAATTGCTTATCAAAAGAAACTAATCAAACATGAACGCAGATACCCCAATTAACGAAGTCCTGCTGTTCGGCGAATGGCGTTATGCACATCCTGAAGTAGTGGAACATCTGAACACTTTAGATGAACGGTATAAGAAGCTGTGCCAAGCTAATTTCGCGGCACTCGAAGCGGATAGACGTTACAGACTTCACCCAACGTTCTTTAACAAACACAGACGTAACATGCGGATTAAAGATGTCATAAACATCATTTCAGGCACTCGTGAACTTTTTAAATAACTGATGGTAGCTATATACTTATTTACCAAACTGATATGACCACCCCATTAGAACGCATAATGTACGCCACGCATAGGCTGATTCGAGCCGAAAGATTAGCGATGGAATGTTCTACTCCGAAACGGGCAGCGGCAGTTACTAAGCGTAAAAACGAATTGGTCGAACTGTGCAAACGCGAACTATGGATGGCTAAATTCAGTCAGCAGTATTTGTTTAAATAAATTTGGATAATCGGAAAATAATAACTACTTTTACAAAGCGACAAAATTAAAAAGTATGTTATTTCCTTAACAACATTTAATGTACATTGGGGGGCGTATAACATACGTGTTTTTGAGTTTGTCGCTATTCTCTGCCCCCCAATTTCTTTTCTTTCAAAATAGCTGTGATGAAATATTTCCTGCACGACTGTAATGCGTTTCAAGACGAAAAAATAACCGAATTGTATATGCAATTTGGCTATGAGGGGATTGGTCTGTTTTTTACGACATTAGAAAAGCTTGCAAATCAAGAAAAACCCCTAAAAACTTCTGTACTGAAAACCCAATTAAATGTTGGTAAAAAGTTGGAGAAATGCTGGAAGTTTATGGAAAGTATCGAGCTACTTTCATCAAACAATGGTGAAACTTTCAACAAACAATTACTAAACTACGCAGGAAAATATAAATCTAAAAATGAAAAAAATGCAAAGAGGGTTGCACAATGGCGTGAAAATCAATTACTTACAGAAAATGTAACGCATTACGAAAGCATTACGTTACCATTACGTAATGCAGACAAAGTAAATGAAAGTAAAGTAAAGGAAAGTAAAGTAAAGGAAAGTAAAGCAAAGGAAAGTAAAGTATTTACGCCACCAACAATTTTTGATGTTATTGCCTATTTTAAAGAAAATGGATTTACCGAACCGTTAGCACGTAGAGCCTTTACTCATTACAATTGTGCTAATTGGTGTGATTCAAAAGGGAATAAGGTTATTTCATGGAAGCAAAAAATGCACACAGTTTGGATGACTGACGAAAATAGATTGCCAGAACAAAATACAGAACTTAGCCCACTTAATCAACCGCAACTATAACCCATGATTAACCCCGAAATCATACAGGAAGTAAAACAGAAAGCGCACGTTTTCGATATTATTCCGCTTCATGTCCAAATGAAGCGTGCGGGAAAGGATTTAGTTTCTAAATGCCCCTTCCATGATGAAAATACGCCATCATTCAAACTTAATAATAGGGACAATTATTTTAAATGTTTTGGTTGTAATGCCGGTGGCGATGTGATTGAGTTCCTGATGAAATACAAGCATTGGGGCTACATGGAATCTATCAGATATTTGGCGAACCATTACGGAATTGAATTTACAGAGGATACACCGCGAGAAAAAAAGGTTTACACTAAGCCTACACCACGCACCGATAATCTAAGTCCCCAGGCGATAGCTGTGTTCGCCAACAGGGGTATAAGCGAGAAAACTCTGAACGACATGAAGGTGACGGGATGCACCACATGGATGCCCAAGGGGAAGGATAACACCGATGCGATTTGCTTCAACTACTTTAGGGACGGGAAACTTATCAATATCAAGTTCAGGGCGGTAGCCGAAAAAGACTTCATGATGGCGAAGGATGCCGAACTGCTACTCTACAACATCGACAGCCTGAAAGGTCAGAAGTCGTGTTGCATCGTGGAGGGGGAAATAGACACATTGACGTTGTACGAATGTGGATTTAAATCGGTTGTATCAGTACCTAATGGGGCATCGGGAAGGAACTTAGAATACCTTGATGACTACATGAATATTTTTGATTTTATGGATAAGGTATATATTTTCACAGATAATGATCCACCAGGAACTGAATTAAAAAATGAACTTGCAAGGCGAATTGGGTTTGAAAAATGTTTGCAAGTATCACACTTACCCGATTGCAAGGATGCGAATGAAATACTTACCAAATACAATAAAAAAACAGTTCAGGAAGCTATAAAACATTCAATCGAATTTCCGCACGAAGGGGTATATTCGTTATCCGATTTAGGCAGTAAAGTTTATGATTTTTACAATGTCGGTTATCCAAAAGGTGTAGGAATAGGGATAAATTCGTTTGACGAACACCTAACATTCAGGCTTGGTCAATGGACAACAGTAACGGGTATTCCCTCACATGGTAAATCAGAATTTGTAAATCTTATTTTGGCTAAACTATGCGAGTTACATGGATGGAAATCGGGGATATGTTCATTCGAAAATGATGTAGCAATACACATAACTCAATTGCAGGAAAAAATTGTAGGCAAGTCATTCAATCCAATAAAAGACCAACAACCACACGAACGCATGAATCCTGATGAATTTTCATGGTCATTGGATTACATACATAATAACTTTTTTTTCATAAAAACCAATGAAATAGACGTTACAATTGATGGCATTTTAAACAAGGCGGCAGAATTGGTAAAACGTAAAGGGATTAAGGTGTTTCTTATTGACCCGTGGAATTATATTGAGTTTCAGCATACTGGCGAAACGGAAACAATCTACATAAGTAAGACGCTCACGAAAATTAGTAACTTCTGCACAAAATACGGGGTACATATTTTCCTGATTGCGCACCCGACAAAAATGCCACGGGTGAATGGCAAATATGAAATACCCGGTCTTTACAATATTTCGGGTTCTGCGCATTTCAAAAATAAGACTTTTAATGGTATCGTGGTTTATCGCGATTTTGTTAAAATGACAACAGAAATAATAATTGAAAAGGTAAAATATTTTTGGCTCGGTAAAATGGGAACAGTTGAATTCACTTACAATATGAACACGCGACAATACGAACCATCGTTACCTAATGCTTTTGAACCACCTCCTACTTTACCGCCACCACCCACAGGCTTCCAAACGCCACGGTTACCATACAAAGACGAAGAATTTTAATAATAAACAAGGTAGTAATCACCAAAATAAATTTTGAAATTCAAAACTAATAACTACTTTTGCCATGATAACTGATGCGGCCACATCTATCAAAACATTCTTTCCCTTGCGGGAGTTGACGACTGGCCGGTCTGATGCTTCCACAAGGGATTTGTCATTTACGATGTTTACGTACATTCTAAAATCACAATGGTGCTATATATAATTATATTCAAAAATAAATCCAAACTATGCCCAATAGATACGTAGAGTCAATAATGGAGAAGTGCCACCGAGAAGGTTGCAAGAATAAGGTCAGGCGCACACCGTATGATTTAAGAGCCGGAAAGAATATTTATTGCTCCTGCTCCTGCAAGGCACAGCAGATGCACACCAACAGAGGAGAAACAGGCAAGCAAGTAAAGTGTGGTCGTCCTGAATGTGATAATATCATGAAGCAGTTTCCATCCGATGTAAGGAACGGAAAGGCTAAGTATTGCTCCAAATCATGCGCTATGAAGCACAGGCAGTCACTATCACCCGTAAACAAAGGAAAGATGGAACGCGCCTACTTAGAAAAGGCAATAGCAAAAGATTACGTCAGACACACCTACAAGCAGATAGCCGAGAAATTAGGCTACCATGAGCATCATATCCAAAGGATAGCAGTAGCCATGAGGACAGCAGGAACACTACCTGAAAAACACAGAAAAGAAAAGCCTGTAAAAGTAAAAAGGCAAAAGAAAATACCAGCACCTAAGCCACCTAAAGTAGTAAAGGAGAAGGTCTACCACGAAACCATGAAACGCGCTCCAAAGGCTCCGGTACAACAACTATCTAATAGAGTAATAAACAACTCCGAATATGTCTGGGTGCAGATAGATAGCAGGACAAGAGTACAAAGAAGAATAGCATCGTAGTGTAGTTTTACGAAGTCAGCGTCAAGCTGATTGAGGAAATCGGAACAAAATACAGGAACATTTTTAACCATACAAAATAATCAACCATGAGCAACAGCACATCATCTTCAAGCGAAGGCATAGGCTTCTTTGGATTACTCACAATAGCACTTATTGTACTGAAACTAACCCATTACATTAACGTATCATGGTGGTGGGTATTACTACCTATGTATGGCGGAGTGTTAGTTACGGTATTACTGCTGATTATAGCCGGAATATTCTTGTACGCAAATCACAAAAAAGAAAATAACAAACGACATGACAGAATGGAAAAATTCAGGAAAAATCATTACAGTTAATTTGTCAATCAGAAGTGTAGGTTACAGAGATCAGCCAACGAAGTGCTGATGGAAGTAACCGAAACAAAATACAGGAAAATATGAACAGAACCTCACTAAAAGGACTACTTGATAGATCAGCTAAAGGAGTAGGAGTTACTTCTAAGGATAATATATTACCTAAAAAGAGGTCTAAGTACGGCAACAAGAAGAAAGTAGTAGACGGAATAACCTTTGACTCCGAGAAAGAGGCTAACAGGTACATAGAACTAAAGTGGATGCAAGACCATCATGTAATATCAGGACTAAGGCTGCAAGTACACTACGAACTAAATCCAGGAGGTACATTCTCATACAAGTACATAGCAGACTTCGTTTATGCTCAAAGTGACCACTTAATAGTAGTAGAAGATGTAAAAGGATATAAAACAAGAGAATTTAAGAAAAAAGCAAAACTTATGGAGAAGGTGCATGGAATAAAAGTAAGGCTGCATTAGTTCCGATTTTCATGCTAATTTCTATCGAAATCACCACTCAAATCGTTCACAACCAAAAAAACAAATATGGAACTAAAATACGCAAAAATCTCACTGTTATTCGGCGAAAGGCAAACAACCATAACTCTACATGATGGGGAATCAGGAACTACATTTGCCGAAATAACGCTTACCCCCGACCAACTGTCATCTGCATTGTCAAGGATTGGGCATACCCCATGCAAGATTCAATTGTTTGGTTTAGACCGCGTAAACAAAAAACTCGAAATAGATAATTTCAGGTTTGAAATACCAAAGGAAAAACCAACGAATGACCAATTGCTTTGGTTGTGCAAGAAAGCATTAAAAGAAATCGGGAAGGAAGATTGGACACCCGATAATTATTGGAATAACCAAACGACATTTGTCAGTGTCGGAAACAAGAACTACGCGCAAACCACTATTAGAAGGTGGGTATAACCAAGTTAAAACTCCCTAAATCGAAGCAAATTACAAGAACAACCAAAGTAAAACATACACCCACCATGAAAAATATGTTTGATAGTCCTGAATCATTCCAAGCATATGCTACCATAGAAGCAGGCATATGGATGATGTCAGAAATTCAAAAGGAATGGAATAAAAAACGAAGTCCTATCGAGAAAGCCGTTGACGAAGCAACAGGATTTGGAAGAGACCAAGATATAATGTGGTCGCAAAGTATAGTCGTCATTCTTGAAGATATTATTGTGGCTAAAAAGTTTATAGAAATGGATTTTGAATCAGACCAAACCATTCTTGATAGAACTAAAGAGCATATAAAACTCATGAAATCTGCATAGGTAAGCATTTAGAATACATAACCAACCACCAACCAATAATGAGACACTACATTGTACTGGACACGGAAACTACAGGAACACCCCACGACAAAGCATATAGGTTCCCCCCTATTTACTTAGAGGAATGGTGTATAAGGGCTATACAGGTAGCGTGGCAGGTATATGACGAGAGAGGAAAACTACTTAAAGAATACTGCAACCTGATTAAGCCCGTAGGATTTGAAGTACCCAATCAAGACTTTTGGATAAAGCACAATCTTACCCAAGATAGGTGCCTGAAAGAAGGGGTAAACCTTTTACAAGCAACCAAAGCCTTCATAGACGTAGTAAGCCGGTACGACAACATAGCATGGGTAGGTCATAACGCTGCCTTTGATAAGGGAATATGGGGATCAGAACTCGTAAGAGCCGGAGCCATAGAAAAGGGATTAGACCCACTCAAGCTATCCATAGCAGAAAGAGCCTCTTACATGCTCAAAACAGGCAAGAAACTCGATACCTACTGTACCATGCGGGGAACAATGAATTGGATTAAACTACCAAGCAAAAACGGGGGATTGGAGTATAAGTTTCCACGCTTAGAAGAAACGTATTCATGGTGCTTTCCGGGCGAAGTACCCATACAAGCTCATGACGCATTGGGAGATGTAAAAGCAACGGCACGTATCTTCTTTGAGTGCTTGAAAAAGGGCTACATGGAACTCAAACAACCAGCACCATCACTTTAAAATAGGGTTCTCACCAAGATAAAACACGACAATGCCGATTATTTTCAACAGAGAATGGGAGATGCCAAGTAAGTGGACGTTTACTATCCCATCTATAAAGCAGTTGATTTACAAATACTGTAAGGACGGCATCGGATGGATAGACCCTTTTGCGGGAGAAAATAGTCCGGCAGAGATAACCAACGATCTGAATCCTGAACGACCTACGCTATACCATATGAGAGCATGCGATTTTGCCACGACATTGCAGGGTAAGTACAAAGGCATACTATTTGACCCACCGTACAGCAATCGCCAAATAAAGGAGTGTTATGAAGGTATTGGCATCACTCCAACAACAGAGGATATGCAGTCGCTATTTCAAAAAGAGAAAAAGCTATTCTCAGACAAAATAGAACAGGGAGGTATTGCTATATGCTTTGGATGGAACTCCGGCGGATTTGGCATAAATCTTGGCTTTGAAATGATAGAAATATTTCTCGTAGCTCACGGGGGTAGCCACAACGATACCATAGTCACCGTAGAACGTAAAGTAACAAATACAATGTTTTAAAATAACTCACAATGACAAACACAACCTTCACCACCATCCATGAAATAGTAGCCAACGAACTCAACATCGAAAAAACAGCGATAGCCCGTCATATCTTGGAATGCAGGCACGAAGAACAACTTTCGGTAGTGGAACCCGTGATAGAGAATTTCGCACGCTTATACCACTCCCCTGAAGCAGATGCAGCGGCAAAGTATCTGTTTTGGCTTATGGAACAGAGGCGTAGGCTTATTGTTCATCTTTATTATATTATTGGTGTATGCGAGTTAGGATAGAGCCGGAAGGTAAGGCAGCCATATTGTCGGCAGGTATCGTACTGATTATTTTATTTGCCCTGATTTTCTTTCTCGTCTGTATTCTGTCCTGATTTTTATTCAACCAAAACAACCATTTTAACAATGAAACACATAATCAAAAAGTACGCCAGCCGGATCATTGACCACCTGGAGGTGAAAAGAAAGCCCACCCCCGCGATAAATCACAGGTTATCCATCATCGAAGACTTTAACTCCATAGACAACTTTATTTCAGACAATGAAGGAGAAGAAGCATACAGAGATGCAGACCGGCAGATAAAAGAATTCAGGAAGATTTACCCCCATCCTGATAATGACTACCTTGTAAGCAGGTTAGAATATAGCCTGATGAATAAGAAGCAAGGAACAGCATTAGAGAAGGCATGTAGCCCCATTGCTGTAAGAGAGAAGGCATGTAGCCAATTTGATTACCTTGTATCTCTTATGGCTAAATTCAGGCATTACCCAGTAGATGAAGTAGCAGCACTCGTAGATTGTTATAAGGTGTCATTCCCACAAGATGAATATTCAACACTACGGAATAGGCTCGATCATAAATTACAAGAATATTCTAAACCCCATCCATTGCTCAAATCGTAATGGCACTATCTACGATAGCACCCTTACAATTTTTCGCTTAGACAACCAAAACACCTTCTATAATATCCATCTACCTTTTAAAGCCGGACTATTTTAGTTCGGCTTTTTTATTGCACAAAAAAAGCGCATATCTAAGATGTGCGCCAAAATCGGATTTTACCCCGGTTGTTAGTTAGTTAAAGTGTAGCCAAAGGATAGATATACCTAATGCTATACATACTATGTAAAGTATTTCGTTTTCATGTTTACTCAAAAAAGTTTTCAGCATTGCTCCCGTTTTGGTACAAATAGAAATCGCATTTGCGGCGGCGGACTACCCCAGGAGATACTTGAAGCTCGCCGTCTATTCTTACTTTTGTCCACATATTAAATGCAGCCTCTACGCCATCGAAGTTGGTAGGATCGGCAATGATGACCTTCTTTAGTGTTGAACCGTCAAAGGCTCCCTGCCCCTCTTGGTAGCAGAAATCCCCGACTGCATCAAACATACCCTGTGTTACTGTGTCCGGCAATACGGCTGTAAGGTGGCTTTGTAGTCCGGCTGAATGTGCGTTGACATATTGACATGCTTGTTCGTAGGTGCATGCATCCCCCTCTTTTACTGTGGTGCCATCAGGATAATAGACAGTTCCCATGCCTATTGTCCATACTCCATGTTGGTCTTGGTAAGCAGTTAGTTTAAGCCCTTCTATGGCTCTTACTAAATCAAAAAAGTTCTGCGAAAATTGCATGTTATAACCGTTTTTTGTAGATAATCCTTTGGTTCCTGATTACTAAAAGTATCTGTGTGTTCTGTGAGGCAAAGGTAATGGCTGATTCATCGTCATCAAAAAATAATTCATAGCCATCATCCGCCGTAGTGATTTCGTACATGTCCTTTCTTTATATGAATTTGGGTACGTCATCGTGGTAGTCCGTATCCTCGCTATCTGACTTTACCACGTCCTTCGCTACACTGAAAAACATAATAAGCAGAAATAAAGTTACACAACCGCCGTAAAATGATGCTAAAATGTACTCCCAATTCATGATACAAATATAGTTGTTTCGATTTAAAATGCCGACTTTGCAAGTTGACCTTTTAAACCTTCAACTTCGACAATTTATGCTTTTACTTTTGCCCTTATTGATGTCTGTGCCAGCTTGTAAATAATCAATACCAATGCAAGGATTACCAAACCTTCACCGACAGCCCAATTTAAGTGAGATTTGGCATTCTCTTGGCATTTGGTCAACTCGGTGATGCATTTGCTTAGCCTATCGCGTAATAGGCTCAATTCGGCTGTATCTACCTTTGTTATGGTATCTGTTATTTTTACTGTGTCTGTCCGGTGGAATGTCCTGTTGATCCTGACGGTATCATAAACAAGCATTGTGGTATTGACCATTTGCGTGTCATGAACTTGCTGTGTGTCTGTTTGTACTGTCGGAATGCCCGGTAGGTACTTAGTATGCTCCACTACTTTGAACCTGACAGGATACCATGCGTTTGCAAGACTATCGCACACTTCTTTGTGGTGGTTGTGGAACTTAGTGGCTTGATTGTAATAGTGGCTCGTAGTGCAGCCGGTAAGAATAAAAAGCGATAATGCTATGATGTATTTCATGGTGCAAAGATAAATAAAAAAAGCCACCTGTTATAGATGGCTTTTTTGCATTGAGTGAGAGATTCTTTTAGCTTGGTAGTTGGTTTGCTTCATTGACCAATGGCGCCAGGGCGATTGATGCCAGCATACCTACTACGGTGCCGCATGAGTTGGCCAGTGTCTGTGCTTCGTTAATAAGTGCTAATGCTTCGTCTTTTTTCAATAGACTTGGCAGGTCTTTCTTCAGTTCTGCGATAATCGTGTTCGCTGTTGTAATGTTGCTCATAATTTTTGGTTTTTGACTTGACTTGTTAATTTCTGTTTCGACTACAATATTAGATACGATTTCTGAATTGGCAAAATTCATCTCTATGAATTCAGATTGTGGTTGTGTTACTTCTTCCGGCTCCGGTGTAGTTTCAGGTTCTACTACTTCGGCTTTACCGACTATGGCATTCCACCATGTTTTCCATAAAATGTGCGTCATTCAGGAGTTTGGTTTTTGGTTATTGATGTTTCCTTTGATAGAAGCAATACCGTCTAATATCTGTGGAAAGGTAGCAAGTCCAAGACACAGGAAGTTCACCACCGCCAGCGTTACCAATATCCACGGATTGATTTGATTGTAGTATTTTTCGCACACATGGCATAAGGTTATAGTAACCAATACGGCACATACACGCTTAGATGACGGTCTGCCATCATCAGACAGAACGGCTCCGAACCACACCAATAGTCCTATCACCTGTTGCTTCCACAAAAGCAGGATCAAGGATAACACCACACCTACAATCAGGTCTTGATATTGAGTAAGAAAAGTAGTAATCATAGTAGTGTAATTTACAGCAAAGATACTAATTTTTGTGGTATGTGCCATCACCTAAATCCAAAGGCGAGAGTGATTTTTCTATGAATTCCTCTATGTCTATCAGTTCCTCTACTCCGCACCGGCTGAAAGCGTGACCGCCTTCATTCTTAACCACTACCTTTATTGTGGTTCCGTCTATCGGTAAATATCCTATGTAGTAACAGTCCTTGATAAACATGGTCGGATAGTTTGGTTAGCCAAATGTATGAATTGTTTAGTATCACAAAAATAAATTTGGTGGTTATAATATTTGGTATTATTTTCGCACCATAAATAAATATTAGATATGATAAGCAAGCCAACGAAAGAGAAAACAAAAAGGATTACCATTGACCTGCCAATGTCGACATTAAATTCGATTATGTTAACCGCTATGAGAGAGAACAGGTCAGTAAAAGGTCAGACGGAACATATCGTTATCCAATCGCAAAAATCGAAGTGAAGATTAGCGAGATCAGCCTCCAAGCTGATGTAGATAATCGAAACAAACCACAGGAAATTTTCAACCGAAAAACATACAACCAGAAATGAACAAAGAGCAATTAGTAAACAAATTCATCCGCTGCACGTCCCAAGAGATGCAGGACAGGGTGGCGCGGAAATTGGAGGGAATGGGCGTAGTGAGAAGTATTATATTTAGTGATGATTTATTTTGTATATTCCCTCAAATAGAAGTGTTTAAAACAGATGACGGTACAATTCTGTTTTCAAATTGTGACTATGAAAACATTGGCGATGGTGATAATTTAACCGAAATCACCGAAAGCGACCTTATCCGTGACCCTCGCATATGGGTGAAAGTTGCGAAGCGTTTTAAAAGATGGGTTTACCCGTGCTTAGCAATATTGCAATATCAGGGTAAATAAATATATTGTTACCGAATATTTAAACAACCCGCAAGGAGGCGGGAGAGGATATGTCACAATTAGTTTCAGTACGCACAAACACAAGATTTGAATTAAACTATGAAACAAAACTTCTTGAACCAGAAGTAGAATTGATATTCATCATGTCAAAACCTGTTTACAATGTTGACCGTAAGAAGGGTCAAATCGTTAAAGATTTAGGGGTGACAGAGGTGCGTATTAATACAGATACAGCTGGGATTACTAAACTGATAGGTGAATTGACTGCACTTCAAACATCAGTTGTTTCCATAGCTAATATGGGTGAGGCTTTTAATACAATAATTAAAAATTCCCAAAATCCAAAAGATTAACCCATACCAGTGGTGGTATCTTATAGCCTGTCGGTGGGCTATGGGTTACAAACTTAAAAACAAAATAATCATGATAAAACCTGAAACATTCTACATGTTGATTTGCGACAACTGCAATCACGCTTTAGGTGATGACGTTAACTATGCGTGGTCTGATGAACGTGTCGCAAAAGAATTCGCCCAAGATTCAGAATGGCACTTTGCTGATGATGGTAAATGCTACTGCCCTAAGTGTTACATAATAGGGGATGATGACGAGATAGAAATCATTAAATCTTAAAAACAACAACTAAAAAGAAGAAATCATGAGCAACTTAGAAAACAGAGTAGCCCGCTTAGAGGCTGAAAACAAGGCGTTAAAAGCGCTCCTTATTAATAATAGAGTTTCAGGATTTAACGAGTTGGTAGAATACAACTTGAAAGCTGCCGCACCTGCCGTAAAGGATTGGGAGATAGTGGCGTTGAATCACTATCATAATGGTGAATACAGTATATTAACTCGCAATAAATTTGGCTATTTTGATGGTAAATCATTTTTTAATTGCGATTTTAATTACTTGACGGATAAAGGTATAGAACTGGGGAATCCTACTCAAATCCACTCCGTTAAACGCCTTAGTGACGGGCTGATAGTAACCGTGGAGGATATTACAGAACAAGGGCGAATTACAAGTTTTCAAATCAACCAAAGCGACAAAATGGTTGTTTACTTTGAAAATGGTTTGAGAATGCTTGATTTTGCCGATTTAAAAGTTAAACCATCCTTCACATTCGTTACTCACGATGGAGTGACGATTACTGACCCTGAACAATGGGTGTATGTGTACGAGAAATCAAGCTACATCGCTATTTATAAAGAGAGTGCAAAAGTACCTAAATTAGAAAACTGTATCTACTTTTCCACAGAGCAAGCACGTGACGAGTATCTTGTACTCCATACTAAGTGTTTGAGTATTAACGATGT